GCACAGCGCTTGACCCGTCGGTAGAACACGGGGGGGGCCTTGCGGCCCCCCCCAGTATGTGTTCATATTCCGATACCTGTTTAAGTAACAGGGACCCACTCTGTGTCTAAGACAACAGAGTTCTTGGTAATGTATCCAGATTTCCACTTAGTGTGGGGTTCCGGATCTTCTATCAACCATTGATAGAGGTCATTCCAAGACCCACGCTCCTTCTTTTGCTGTCTAGATCTGAGGACCAAAAGTTTGGCCTCAGGTCTGTGAAGGTGTTTGCACACCCTCTGACGACTGGATGTAGTGTAACCACTACAAAAAGAGAAGAAGCGTATTCCATCGCCTTCCTCGCTAGATGTTAGCATTTTCTTCCGCATTACAAGCGGAATAGATGTTTGCATGTAGCTTGAAAGGGACCAAAGTCCTTTCTTGTGCGCGTTATTACTAACGTCAACCCAAGAAACTATTTGTTCGCCTGTTGGTCGATGGTTTTCTAGGTAGAACGCACTAAGGTAACATGGTGTGACATTATGTCCACACCATGCGTCCATCCCGCAACTTTCGCGGAACGTGCCTTCGGTAAATGTCTTATCGACATTGACCTTCAACTCCAACGAGTGGAGAAGAATGCCTAGTACTGGTACTGCACTTTTGGGAATGATAATATCATCCCCAAAGACCCTTACTTTCCTGGCTACGCGCATTAAATTGCGCCTAGTCACCCTCTTGTTCTCTGTAAAGAGCACTGCTGCGAAGCATAGCCCTGCATAGAGAATAGTTTGGATTGGGAAAGTAACCGCACTACCCTGTGCTGCGAATTTCTTCAATTGTATATGAAGATTTTCATCCGTCCCAGTGCTATCAATGATAGTTCTGGTACGTACAGCATGGAGAGCTTGAAGGAGTGATTGATTACTCCCAAAAGCACGTTCGACTGCCCAACACGACATCCGGTCACTAGCTGATGATAAATCAACTGTGGCGGATTGGCCATCTTTAGATGCGAGCAAAGCTGCATCCTGGGATGGTTTCTGTGATTTGAAGTCGATCGAAGTGCGTAGTGGTTTGGACAGGTTTGTCCTTAGCCACTTTAACAGTCCTTGTTGCAAGAACTGATGCGCAATAGGCTCAGAAGCAATTAATCGTGGTCCCTTATAGTTCTTTGGCACAGCAATAAGCTTTGCCGGAGGTTCTATAGGAGACGGATTAATGACATATTTAGTGTCATCTTCTGTGATATGTAGGTCTTCCCGATGCTGTGCGAAAGCACACCATGGAAAGACGCCTTCAAGTTTTGAAGGCCAGTGAGGGAATGAATATTTATCCCCTCCAAACTTCATATCAGCTACTGCGCCGGGTCCGTGTCTTGGAGAGAGGTGAAGTCCGTTAACTTCTGACATTGGTACAATTGATGCGAAAACGTCATCAACTGTTTTCCAGAGGTGTTTACCCCTTGGGTGAGCTGAATTATCAGAATCATCACTAAAAGTATAGCGATGATTAACCCATATGTCATTATTCCACGTGCCATTTGGAGCACGTAGCGAACTTTCGATATCAACAAATGCATTGACTGCTTCCTTTAATCTTAAAGGCGGACAGTCGATTTTAACCTTCTTATACAAGTATAAGATTTGCCGTGTAAAGAACACGACATTAGGGTCATCTGTAGATATCAAC